TGAAAACAGAGTCCATACCTTATTTGCTGGTTGCAAATAATATTTGATATGCGTTGCAAAAATTTCTTTTTTACAATCTTTGCAACTGTTAGGATGAAATTCTATGAGTTCAGTATTATTCATCTATCTTTTTCCTTTTTAATTTATTTTATGACCATCACTATTTTTAACAAGACTTTGGACTTGCTTTGGTTAGTTTATCATTTTGAGATTGCAAATACCTACAATAGATACTTACAATCTCAAATTTTTTACTTGTTTACTTTATGGTACTAACTTCAAACATCCTGAATCAGAACATCCTGGTTGGTATTCAGAGTACCATACAATTTTACCTGCTGCCTGTACGTTTGCTGCTGTAAATACTCCTGCTGCAATATTACCAGTAGCTACAGTAGCTGCTGAAATAAGACCAGTAGGAAGTGGGAATGTACTGCCTTTAGGTACAAGTACTGTTCGAGTAACTGTTGTAATTACTTCAGTAGTACAGTCATCACAATCAGCTGAATCTAAATAGGTTAATACTACTTGCAAATCTGCACAAGTATTATTAGCTAATTGACCTGCTGCGAAAGGAACTGCACCTGCTGCTAAGGATGTAAATAAAGGTACTGGAGTGGCTCCTGCACCTGCTGCTACGTCTAAGAATGCTTGACCAATTATTGGAGCTGACGCTGTTACACTACAACTTTGTTTTGGTGAAGACTGAAATTGAATTAATTGCATTGTGTTTAATTTTAACCGTTGAAATTTGAAATAATATGAATATCTGCCAAACTACAAGTACCTGAAACTATAGTAATACCTGTAACTGTAATTGGACATTTAAAATCCGTTGTTGAATAATACGTTTCCTTTTCTCTTAATGTAAAAGAACCAACAGTTGTTACTACTTGTATCTTGCAACAATTAGGTTTTGTAATAGTAATAGATGTCCCTGGAAGTAAAGTACTTAAATCATCTGCAAAAGCATCTGATATTGTAGGTAAACAAACTTTACAATTTGCATTATTTATTAGAGTAGAATCTGGGGCTGCTATTATAGCATCTGTTTCATCTAACCACAATACTGTTACTAAGTTAGGTATACCATCTCCTGTTTTATCCCATACATACCATTTAGTCCATGTTTTACCATCTACACATACCTTTTCTTTTTCATAGTCATATTGCATTGGTTTATCGCAAGGTACTACTGAGTATCCTGTAACTTCTACACCCCCTATATATAAGGTACTTGTAGGAGGATTTGTGCTTACATCAAATACTTCCCAACCTTTGACTATTGTGGCACCGCCATCATTAGATAGACAGACCACTTCAGGGTCTATTTTTACTTGTGGGTCACAAAAAAATACTGGTATAGGTTTTGTACAGTCATTTGTTACCTCAACCTGCTGCGGATTAGGGGTGTTGCAAAGCTTTTCGTTTATTGAACGAGCATACTCTTTAATACCACTTAGGTGCCTATTTGTTTCTGTTGACATTATGTTTGTTTACACGTTTATGAAACGGACTTTGCTACATGCAAGATACTTTATAAGGTTGTAGTTATATATTCTAAGAAATATTATATATAAAATCTACCATTATAGATAAATTAGTTATTTTTATGTCTTCTGTGGATACATATTGTAACATTATACTATCGCCAGGATTTAGATGAACTATATCTGATTTATGTATTGTTCCTGTAATTTGTGCAGGATTTTCTAAAGAAGTTAATGAAGATGTATTGGCAAGAAAATCAGATGGTATTCTAAATATAGTAAATTCAAACGCCGTATTAGGTACATAAGCTTCATACGTGAAACTATAGTCTACCCTAACCAATTTTTCAGATATGGCAGTAGCAATATTTGTAATATAATTGTTTACAGTATCTAAACCTAATTCTGAGGGACTCATAGTATAAAATTCATCGGCAAAAATATTAACTGTGGTAGGAGTAGATGTGGCGAGTAAAGATTGACTTCCCACGCTTTTCCCCCACGCAGTTATTCTTTGCGTTACCAGTTGCGTCGTAGGCGTATAACCTATTGTCCAATTAGAATGCGGAGAATATGTAACCGTAACTCCGCTATTAACGTCGGCTAATACTTTTGGAATGTACCCACTTTGATTAGATGTATATTGACAGCTATTGTTAACAAGTGTTACTCTAATAACAACATCGTCAATAGGTTGTGTATATGTTATACCGCCAGTTTGACCATCAATCCAAGTTGGAGTTGTATTTAAATTAGATCCGCTGGCATATTTATCAGAATACTGCCATACCCATGTGTTCCACAGCGGGCTTGTATTGTCTATGCCAGAAACAACTAATGTATAAACACTACCTACATCGGATATTTGTGGCAACACTTCTAAGCTTATGTCTTGGCAAACTTCTACTGCAGAAGGTAGTGTTAGCGTTATTGGAGTTCCAGAAACTGGAGTTATAACCAAATCGTTACCTACGATTTCAAATGTATAGGTAGTGTCTGTATCAGTATCTGTGTCTATATCTGTAAATGTAGTAGTAAGGGTGGAACTATCTGACATTGTGATTGTTAATGTCTTTGTTGTGGTTCCAGTTACAGACACTGCTGTAGGATATGGTGCAATAGCACTTAACTTAGGAGCATTATCTGTACCAAGTGTCAATAGATTGCCAGAATCTTGACTTATTTTATAAGTGCACCCACACGTCCTATCCCAACTTGTGCCGTTAAATGTATAAGTACTGGTGGCATTTGGATGCTGTACTGAGATAGTATTACCAGCAACAGGAGTGTAATAAGTAAGTGTATTTAAGAACAACACTACATCGTTAGGCAAACTGCCCTGTGGACAAGACGCACATCCATTATCTACGATATCACAATCAACATTACTACAATACTCAAGATGTACTAACCTCTCTAAGTCATCAACCCTGTTCTCTAAGTCAATAAAGTCCTGATTAACAGATAAATCAAAGAATGGTGCATTATCTGTACCTAAACTTAAATCATTATTTACATTCTGGCTAATTTTATATACGCAACCGCAAGATGACTTTATCCAGCCAGAACCATTAAAAGTATAAATTGATGTAGCATTAGGGTGTTGTATATAAACAACATCTCCTTTCTCTGGACTATATCCTGGAGTATCTGCAAGTATCTGTGCTTGTACATCTGCAGGTAATGTCAATATTGGACAGTCAGGACACGGTGTATTAGTACAAGGTACTGCTGTGCAAATTAAAAAAGTTCTATTGTCTATAGCAGGGTCGCAATTCAATGGGATAGCTTGTAAAAAATCCGTTGGCATTTTTTATTACCTGCCAACAATAGTCTGCTACTACTAAATCAGGATTCTGAGATTGCAGCACAGCAACGTCTGCGGGAGTAAGGTCTGTAATTTTGACATGACTTATAGTGTGGTCAAATATAGATTTATCCTCAAGTTGTGGGTATATAGTAAATAAAACATTGCAAGATATTTGTGTTATAGAAGTGCCCTGTACGCAAAATAAATCATACGCCCCTGTAATAGGAAGCGTAGGGTCTATAGGTGTGAAAGAACCTTTACCTGTTAGTTGGTCCCAATGATAGGATGTAGAGTTAGTTACACTACTTGGTATAAGTCTCCATTCTGTTACCCCCTTTGTACATTTGGTGTCGTTTAAAGATACATCAATACAAAGACACCCCGTAAAATCAGGTAACCCCGCTCCGGTAGGAGGACAGTTCTCTACAGTGACTGTTTGTGTGAATGAATTATCAAGGGTGTTAGCCTCAATCAAACTCCCTGTTACAGTAGCTGTATTTGTGAAAGGGGCCTGTGTTATGTCAGTAACTACTACGGTAATAGTAAGTGTTTCTGTCGATTCACCAGACATATCCCCCACAGTCCACACTCCTGTTAGTGGGTCGAAAGTTCCTTTTGTTACTGTATGAGAAGCATATTGCATTCCGCCGGACATTACATCCGATACAATAACATTTGTGTTTGGAAATGGGGATAGGTTTGTTACTGGTATTTTCCAAATAATTGATTCCCCATTGTATGATACTGAAGCCATTATCCTAGTTTTAATCCGTTATTTTTATTAAATGAAATAGCAGTCTTGCCAATAGAAAGATCCCCAGGTAGAGGTTCGCAAAGGCCGTTGCACTTATTGCACATTGTACCAGCAGGGCAGATAGCTGCAACACACAGGTTTTTCAATATAATAGTCACCGAAGAAATAGAAGAATAAAGACCGCAACTAACAGAATACTCTATTACCCCCATCGGAGCATCTCCGTTGGCGGTAGTAGTTGTAAAATATATTCCTGTGGAATCTATTGTTACGTTCTTAAAAATGTTTGATTTGGAAACTATTGAAAAGACTGGAGTTGTGCTTCCGCATAAACTTGTATCAAGTCCTGAGTCGGCAAAGGGGATAAATCCCGTTTCGTTACAAGGGCCTACACTGTTCTCTGAACCTATTAAGAAATGTGGCAAGTATAAGCAGTTACCAGTTGGACATTTTGGTGGGGGAGGACAAGGAGACCCTTGTGGACACCCGTTGCAATTGTCTACAATCTGTGGGTAGCAAATACAGCAGTTGTTTGTAGGCATTTTATTTATTTTAAAAATTAGCAATCGCAGTTTAACTTGTCGATTAATTTTTTGGCTTTTTTATAGAACGCCAAAGATTCTTTTGGTTGATCGAAAGAAGCTGTTGTTCTTGCTCCATTTAGCAATCTGTCAGCTTCTTGATATTTATCTACATCATATTCGTCAGAAGCAAGATACTTATCTAAGCAGCATTGTAGCTTGGCGACGATAGCAGTCCATCTTTTATAAGTGTTTTGACAAGATTTAACTCTTAACTCATAAACACCATCAGAAAGTTGAACTAATTTTGAAATATCAGTTACTCCTATTGTACAAACTTCAATCTTTTTTATAAGGGTAGTTGCACAGCCGTCTTTATCTAAATCATAAATCTCAACCTCATAAAAATTTGGTACTTTATAATTATCGCCCGACATCCACAAAGATAAATCTTGATATAAAATCTTATCGCAATTTACTTCGTTTATATAAAAGTCGAACTTACCTTTTATACAACTACAGTTATTACCCATTTTAAAGTTTATTAGAGGGCCTGATATCCTTTTATCTCTGTTATAGCATTTTCTATGGTGTCAATTTTCTCGGCACCATCTACATAGTATCTGGCAAGAACAGTCCTTTCGCCAGTTGTAGAATTCCAGGAAGTAATTGTCTCATAGCCATAACATTTGTTACAACCACAAGCATCACACTTGGCCTGTTCGTCGAGGGCATCTGCAAGAGTAGTAAAACCCTTACCCTCGCCGTTATGCATAAACCCTGATTTTATTTTTACTGACATCTTAATTATTTTTAAAAAATTTAAAAAGGAGCCGCCCATCGGCGGACTCCATGAGAAAGACAAGTTGATTTATAGGAAGAAATTATAATTGATTTCCATCACAACCATAAGCTGTCAGCAACTTACATCTACCCTGGTTGAGGTCTCGTAGTACAACCATAAGAGCCTCTACTTCAGCTTGTGTAACAAGATCAGCCTGTGGTACCCACAGTCTTGTTTTTATAATTCTGTTAACGTGCTCGTTAACCCTTCCAAATTCTCTTTCAAACCTTCCACCAACTTCATACAGACAGTATGACTTGTTACAGTCAGCTGTAACGGCCTTTCTAATTCTAGCATCAGGTCCTGGAAGGCCTAAATTATCCATCCTAGGATTATTGCCGTTAGAGTAGTCGTATCCATTGTAACCTGCAACCTGCCTGTATTCTTCTGCCTGTACTTCGGCACCAAATCCTGAAGGAAGCTTTTGCTCTTGGAGAGTTTTATATTTTGTGTATTTAGCAACCTTTCCGCCGCTAACTATTTCTATGTCAATGTTTCTACCAAAGTAAGCTGGAACATGCTGCATATAACAGTCACAATCCATTCTGTCCATATCTGCAATTATAGCAAGACCGCAAGTCCTTTCCTCAGGAGTATCCACTGAATCACACTGCTTGCAAATTCCAGATACGGTGAAAGAAAGCTTAGGGTCTATCGCTGGACAAGGTGTAAGCCCTGTAATAGTGAATAGAGGGTCACAAGTAACAACATGAAGCTGAATACCGCAGCAAGGCCCCTGTCCCCTAGAAAGAGTCACAAACCCACCATGTTTCCCAAGCACTTCCTTAATCTTACTTTCAATCTGATCTGCAATATATGAAAGTTGCTCAATAAGGGTTTGTGTATTGTCAGCTGGACTTGTAGAATTTGTAAGCGTAAATGTCTGCCCATCAACTACAAACTCAGTGATTGCAGGAATCTTTGTACACTCCTCACAAGCACAGGCAGATGTTTCTGGTACTATGCAATAAGAAAACCAGTTCTCGTGCAGTTTAACTGCCTTGAATGGCCTTTTAATTGTATCCCCCATATAGTCTGGGTAAAGAGAGTCACCTATCTTATAGACCTCATCGCCATTGATTTGGTCAACAAGTCCACAGATATACTCTTCACAAGTAACCGTTTTATCGCACCCCTCGCAAACAGAACAGTCAGGAGTATAAGATGCAACAAAAGTGGCAGCGTCAAGATGCCAAGGAGCAAAAGACCTTGTAGCTGAGTCTGAAACTTTAATCCTAATGGTGAGAGGCTCACAAGCAAGACACCCAGGATAAATAGCTTTAATCTCAGGAATACCACACTGAGGCGCAACAGCATTAAAGTCTGTGATAGTACAAGCCTCGGCATGGTCAGGACCAAACTCTCTGATTGCTTCAGACAACCCGTCTCCGTTTCCGTCGTATCCAACACCTATGTGAAGAAACGGCAAATCCGCAGCTGTAATATCAGCAGGGGCGATAGTCTTAGGAACAGACCCATCTTTTTTGTCTAACCATGCAACAAGTCTTTTAGGTTGAACATTATAAACAAGGGGAACACCGCTTCGGTATTGTCCTGGCTTACAATTAACGGCATACAGATCCAAACCAGTAGGAACAAACCCAAGGTTTCCATCAGTTACCAATACTTTAGTTATTTCAGGTACATTTAACATTTTTATTAAATTTTAAGTTAAGTTTTCTATAGTTAATATCTTTTGTAATTGAGTGTTAAATCCTTCATAGTCTTTAGTGTCTCTTGATGCTATAAGCACCGCAACATCAACTACCTTTCTAGCGAGATATGTAGAATCTACATCAAAAAATACATCTTTTAATACGTCGTTTTCATCATAATCCTTATATCCTCGGATACCACACTCTACTAATGATGGAGCTTCCATTCGCTTTATTTTTCTAAAATAATCTATATAAATATCGCAAATCTCCATCTCTTTATCTGTGTACAAATATAGCCCATCCCCTGCTTCATCCATCGGTAACTGCTCCCATCCATAATCTGCTCTCCTGTAAGGGTCAAGCCTATTTCTATGCAAATCATCAGTTTGGGTTATGCGAGGGACTATCATCTTACATGGACAGTCTTTTTCTTTACAAGAAACATTTGCATAGTGTCCTAATCTAGTGTGCATGTCATCTGGATATTCAGCAAAATAAGTATTCTCATCAACCTTACTTACATTTAACTTAACGTTCTTTTTTTCAAGTTGCCTTAAGTTATTTCTGTACCTTGAGTCTACTTCTGCCATTTTTACATTATTCTCGAAAACAATTTCCCAAGCTTCGTTCAATACATTTATAGAATCTACCACTTGATAGGACTGACCTTGAAATGTATTTAAACTATTTTTTTTCCTTTCAAAATCATATACAAGTTTTCGAGCACTTATAGGCATTATTTATAATTTTCGTCTGTCGCAGCTAAAAAGTTATCCAACTCTTCCCTCGCGGGTTGATTTTTAGGTGATAAATAATAATCATGTAATTGTTTTAAAGTCCTTATATTACCACCATCAATTTTTTCTCCATTAAAAGTATATCCAGAAGATGGTCTTACAACAATACCTCCCCTATCCAATCCCTTCTGTACCTTCTCTAATATATTTAATTTTTCGTTTGTGTACTTTGACAATTCAATAAATCTGTCTTGGTACGTAACATTAGTGCCATACTTGTAGTAATTCTCAGTGTTTTTTGCGGCACCATACAACAAAGTATTCCTTACAACATCAGAATCCCTTTCATCAGGGGAGTATCCTGGAACCTGCATAAGATATGCAATAGCATGCATTTTATCTGCAGACATGTTGCTCAAAGAAACAACAGCATCAATTTCTTTCTTACCAGCTTTAGACCTAACTTCATCTTCTTGTTTAGGAGAAATTAATTCAAAGCTTGCATCTGCAATTAAGTAAGGGCTTTGCTCTGAGCCAGCCTTCTTAATATTAGATGACCCTCTGTGAACCCTCATAAGAAGGTCTTCAAGCGGACTATCTGAATTTAAAGACGTAGACCCCTCTTCCATAATCTTTGTTGTCCAAAGTAATGAATTAGCCCAAAATGGGTCTAATTTATTTCTTAGAGTGTCTTCTGTAATTTCAATAAACTTTCCTTTTTCATCCCTTAAACGCAATTTGTTTTGAATATTCTTCAAATCTTCCCACGTCCCGTCAAAAGCCCACTGGTCTTTTAATCTATCCCATGTAGGTGTTATATTTCTTTTAGAACCTATAAAGGTATTTCCTTTATAAACACCATCTAATTCTCCCTCGTCTTCAATATTGTCACTATTGATCTTATACAGATTTGGACTTACCTTCAATCTGTCTAACTTGTTAACTTTCTTTAAAACAACTATTTCTCCCATAATTTATTTTTTTATTTAGGCGGTTTATTACGTCCACACCCGCCGCCTTTAATGTTATTCATTTTGTGAAAAAATTAATAATTAAAAAATAGTGCGGGGGGAACTAACCCCCCCACACAAAATTTTTCATAGTTAGTCTACTGCAGGTATGAATCTCATAATCTTCTGAGTGTTTTGTACTGCTAGTCCAAACTGCTCAGTATGAGTAACCTTATATGTGTACCCGAGATTTGAATGACCCACTTTAAATACTGGGTTGTCAACACCTACGTGTCCATAAGGTGACCATAATCCTGGTTCAATGTTCCTGTGATACCTAGATTTGTTAGTAAGCAATTGTACATTTGGCTTACCTACACCATAATCCATAGCGATAAACTCGAATGACTTAACGGTATAATGAGAGCCAGGCATAGTTTTATGATTAATAATCTTATTATCTAGAACAGGCCAGTGAGCAATACATATAGTACCAAAATTTGAAGGTAGACTGTATTCCGTAAATGCATAGTGATTTAACCTGTAAGAATCTTTTACTGGGTCAATACCAGACACTTTCTTAAGGATAAAATCAACTCCTTGTGTAGTAACAGTATTACCAAATTTTTCTGTAACCCATTTATTAAATAATTGTACGCCGGCCTCTCCTGTATAAAGAACAAGTTTTCTCTGAGAGATTGGAACTTGGTCGTACCAGAATGATGCTATAATCTCGGCAATCATATCAATTGAATTTACCCAAGGGTTATATTTAAATACGTTTCCTTCTTCAAGGAAAGCAAATAATCCTGGGGAAGTATACATTGGTTTGCCAGAATTAATATCTTTGTGATGAGTAGACATGCTACCCCATGTAAGATACATTTCTTTTTCCCTCTTAATAGCAGAATCAAACTGCATTTCAAGAACGTTTGTTATATTCTGTTCTAGAATCTTGTCATTAGCGTCGCACCTTGAAACTCTTAAGTTTCCTTGCCTAAGGTGAGTCTCCCTGTCAATTGAGTATTCCTTCTTCATTGTTGTAAGAGGAACTTGAAATTCTAGATAAGACCATCCAAATCCAAAGTTAATTCCACCTGCGGTTGCAGGGTCAAGGTAAGATGTAACACCTCCAAGTACCTTTCTCCAATAAACACCACTCTTGAAATACTCAGGCGGCAAAAATGCATCCCTTTCAACAGTAACTGCTTCGTATTCAAAACCACCTGCGACTTGTCTTGGGTAAGACTGTAAAAGAACCTGGGCTCTTAAATTATCAACAGGGGCAATTATTTCCTGCGGCTTATACCAATCAGTATCAAGTTGTATTTTAAATGGGAGGCCGCCAGCCCCAATACATTCACTTGTATTTGGGTTTCCAATAGAGAAAGTCCTCCTGTCTGGTTTACCAAATACCTTCCACCTTGCAAATTGGGAATCAATGTTAGTAACGCCTCCGTTACCAACTAACCAATCGTAAAATGGAGAACCTCCGTGAACAGACCCCTCTGAAAGAGACATAGAGTCATAAAACTCATTTTTGGCCATCACGGTGATGTCGTCATAATCTCTAATTTTATCGCCCTTCAAAATAAGAAGGTCCTCGTACCTGAAGTCACCCTTAACAAACTTCTCCTTAGTGAAGTATTGCCTGTCGATAATATATTTCGACGCAAATGGGTATGAATTTAATGCTGGCATTTTTTGTAATTTTTTCCTTTCTGTTAAAAAATAATTTTCATATTAATCACATCCCCTTGTCTCACCATAGGGTTGTATTTTTAAACTTTTATTACCTTGGCGTCTTTAGAAATTTCATACTCTCTTCCATCAACTGATTTAATCTTTTTCGAGGGAACGCCTCCCTTAATAATTTTTGTTTTTAAAGAATTGAAGATATCATCCTTTGCTTTTACAGATGCTTGTTCCTCTATTATTTTTTTATCTACTTCTCTAAAGTTCATTAACTTGAAAGCTAATAACTGAGTCTCAAAATTGTTTTGAAAATCAAATAAAAACTTTTCAAACTTAGTACTTGTATATACTTGTCCGCCAACTTCAACAATTTGATCCCTATTATAAATGCCACTTTTATATTCTTCAAGTTGCCTAGGTGTCATTTTTTCGCCAGAAATAATACCAGACCTATAAATATTATCTAGAATTTCTTTATTTCTTTTTTGTGTTTCGTATCTCTGTTGTTCCCTTTCGTAACTAATTCTTGCATTTTCTTGCTCGAATTCTTTTACTTTGTTCGCAAAAAAATCTGTAGCCCTTTTCCAGTCTCTTTCTAATTTTTCATCATCATATTCTATATCTTCAATCCTGTCAGCTATTTCATCTTCCGCAAGTCCCCTTTGTTCGTGAAAAGTTTTAATTATGTTTATTTTTTTGTCAGAGTCTAAATCATAATTGTTTGCAGATTCAGCATAAGACTTAAACCTTCCGTATTCTGAAACTTCATTTGGGTCTATACCATTTGAAAGAGCCATTGCATATTGAAGGTGTTCTTCTGTTATACCTCTACCTTGAAGAACTTCAGCAACATCCGCCTCAACTTTTTGTCTAATTTTCTCTTCATTAATATACGCGTAAATGTTTAAAACATCTTCGTCACTTATGTCTTCCGGAATATCAATTTCTTTAGGAAGAATCCCCTTTTCCTTTAAAGCATTTGCTAAAAAATAGCTTACGTTAATTTCCTCCACATCTGCTTCTTCAGAAGTAGGTAACTGAATACCATCTTCTTCTTCCTGTTCTGATATAGGAGCATCCTCGTCACTGTATGGTAATTCATAATCTTTATTTTCCACATTTGGAGCGGAAAAAGAATCTATGATTGTTTCTGATTCTAAATTAACATCAGCCCAAGGGTTGTAACTCGTGTCTGTACTGTTTGAAATAATACCATTTTCTTCCATATTTTTTTTGTTTTTGTGGTATTATTTGCATAAATACGATGCAAAGATAATACCTAAATTTACTAAATTGTTGATTTTTTTAAAAAAAATTAATTAAATAATGCCCCGCATAGGCTACTTCATTTTTAATTTTTCCCTTTCAAGTTGAATTTTATCTTCATGTATTTTTAATTGTGTTTGTCTGTCTAATTCAGCCTTCTCTAATATGTCATGTTTATGATTTGAATCAACATCATTTGCCATTTGGAATGACCTGGATTGTATATCTGCCCTTTGTAAGGATACTTGCAAGGACTCTCTTAGTTTTTGTAACTCAAACTCTTGTTCCTGTTGCTTTAATTGCATCTGTAACTGAGCCTGTTGTTGTTGCTGTGCAAGCATAAACTCCTGAGACTGTTGTTGCTGTTCAGCCATTTTCTTTGCCCCACGCCTAACTATATTCATTATATCAGATGTAGAGTTTGCTAATAATAATTCTATGCTAGATTCTGGACCGAAAGAATTTTGTATTAACATTTGTACATTAGCTTTTATAGACTCTACTTGTCTTAAAGTCCTACCTGAGTTGTCAAATGCCACTCCAAGTTCAGTATACCAAAAAGACAATCCAGCTTCTAATTCTGCAAAGGAAGATGGAGAAAGAATACTTCTTATCTTATCTGGATTCTCTTTATAATAAAGTCTTGCCTTATTAATTAAAGCTGTCACAGCCTTTTCAACAATTTGCCTGTGGGTATCAAAAAATGGCTCTATTTGTATAGAACTCGCAGCCTGCATTGACCCTATATTGCCATTTGTGGCATACTGCCCGACGTGACCTAATGTAGCTTCATTTGAAAACATAGACCTATATAAATTCTGCCTTATATTCTCCAACAAAGAAATTCTTGCAGATATTTCTGGCATTTTAGATGCGTCTACGCTTTTTAGTAAATTAGGGTCTAATGCGTTTATTCCCTTTTGGTTTGTGTCGGCCATTACCACGCCAAAATCCTTCATAAGTGTAAAAAACTCTTGCCAGGTTTGTTCTTGCGGCTTTAGATTTTTTAAAAATATCATAACCTTGCCAATATTAGAACCAAGGTCTTGTTTAAGGGCGTGCATTTCTAAATCGTATTCTTGTTGGTATGGCTTTCCTAAATCTATAAGAGACACATTTTTAGACATACCCCTATGAGTGTTGTAAGCCTTGCCATATATAGGAAGTTCAACTGTGTAATCTGTTAATGACCTGAATTGATATTTTATAGGCTCTACTTTAACGTACACATTATTTTTAGTCCCCAATTTAACAACCCTCCAAACTTCATCAACCCAAAATTCAAAAACTTCAAGATCATTTTCCACAGGCTTATAATTCTCTCCGAATATGTAATCTACAACCTTTCCTTCTTCATATCTTTTTACTCTTTTTAAAAGCATTTTATCTCTGAAGTATATAGTAGATTCTCTAATACCAAAGTTAGACATAACCGAATTAGACCCATAATCATTTAATATCCTGCTATATATTTTAGCTAAATTAGAAGAACCTTCCATTGTTTTATAATCTAACGACCCTTCTATACTCAAGTCTTTAGCATAGTAATTGCCGTTCTCGGACATCTCATACATGATAACTCTTGTTTGAACGGATCCTGGGTCATCGACAAAATCCCTTAGTTTTGCATTCGTGCCAAAAACAGGTTCTACAAATTCATATATTTCTTGCCAATCTTTTTCAGATAAATATTCAGAATATTTCTGCGTAGCATCCTCTATAGATAGCCATCTTTCTATTTTTGCCCACGACATTTCCTGCACCCACTCCGTCTCAGAAGAACCCCCATAACTAAGGCTCGAAGGAAGAATAGGCTCAAAAATAAGATCATCATTGTGAGTATCAACGAGGTAGTACTCTTCCCCAGTAACAATAGCAAACTTTGACCCCTCATCTTGTTTTTCTTTTATTTTTAATTTTTCTACCAAATAATCAGTAACTTCTTGTGCTTGTTTTGCAATTGGCGTTCTATAGTCGTTTTCCATGTACTCATATATCTCCTCAGGATTCATGGCACGTGCCTCAGTATTAATCTTTTGGTTTACTTGTTGGTTTAAATTTTGAAGCTCTTCTTCTGTAAACATACTTGTTTCCTCCACTGGAGGCATCATTTGAGCTACCTTCTGTTCAACCAATTTTTGTGCGGGAGTTATGTAGTTTAATTGTATATATTGCTCTATTAATTTTTTATATTCCCGCTGTTCAAAAGAATCTTTTATAGGAGTTAAATCTTTTACAGACATTACAAATGGCATATTTATTAACTCTCCAAGTTTTGCGTGAGCAACTTGTGATATAATTGGATAGTGTGTTATAGCCTTATCCCCCAAGGAAACTTCTTCGCCAAGTATAGAAAAACACTGATCATTGTCATAAAGGGATACATCTAGCCTGCCATTAAATAAATCAAAATTTATTTTATGCTTATCTATTCTATCGTTATCCCTTAATTTTGTATTATAATAACCGTAATCTATAGCTTCTGCTATGTCTATCTGCCTTTGAAAATTATTTTTTTCCTTTGTATACCTGCTAACTCTAGGTTTTATCTTTTCTATTGGTTTCGTTATCATATTCTATATTGTTGACAAAAATTTAGACCTTTGTTTTTGATTGTAATTTATAGCTGATAATTTTGAATATTTTGATTTTTCATAATCGTCAAAATCATCATCAATCGTTATTGATTCATCAGAAATTTCTAATAACAATGACATAAGAAGCATTGCACTAGAAACGTGGTCAAACTCTGTCTTTCTATCCATAGTAAATTCAATAGCCTCAGATAAAAATCTAAGACTATAGATTGATTGATACCTGTATTTTAAAGGTATGCCGTCTTCGTCTGTAACAACAGGTTCCCGAAGCCAGTCACCTAATTTTGTTAAATTCCATTTATTTATTTGTTCATCTGTCCTTAGACCTTTTCTACCAGAATATTTAACAGGCTGTCTTCTAACTTCCGTAAGCACTCTGACGGGCTCATTTAAAAGTAAATGATAATACCCCCTAGACTCACACCATTCAACAAACCCTGGTATATTTCTTTCTACAAGAATTTTTGCATTGTAATAAAGAGCTGCCTTTATAATTTCTTCATAATTATGTTCAAGCCTGCTTACTTTTCTACCAATCCACTCGGCAACGAAGTTTTCTTGCATACTTTTATTTCCACCAACAAATTTATGTTTATAAACTAAGGCAGAGTGAAGAGATGTTCCATCACCTCCTTGTGCAGCAGGGTCATACAAAATGTAATATAAATTGTCAGGTCGGTGACTCATTACATCTTCATACATAATCCACGCCCCTTCTTTTTGAAATAATTCCTTATCTTTCCCCCATTCATTAATTGGAATTAATTTATTTTCCAAATCTTTTTTCCAAGATACTTTTGATATCTCAAGAGGGTCCCACTTAAATTCACCAATAGAAGTCCTGTGTCTCCAAATATCTGTAACCATTAACATACCGCGGTGCTCAGCCATTTCTACAGTTGGAAGTACGCTCCTTGAAGATGGGCGAAGCATTTCTCTTGGATATAGTGGGTTAAATGCTATGTATTCCCAAAAAGAATCAGAATCTAAATCCTGCATCTTTTCTTCCCTAGAGCTTATAACATCTTCCAGAGCAATTTCATAGATTGTATTACCATTATCATCTTTAACATCTTCAGATTGAAGACAAGCAGATAAGAAAAGACCTATATGGCCGCTTCTGTTCTTATCAAAATAGTTTGGTATGGGGAAAACATCATAACCTTTTGGGCTTTCAAATATGTCTTTTGATTCCTTTATGGCCTCCATATCCCCTGCAGTACCGAGCCCCTTAAACCTACCTATCTTCTTTTTACCAACCCTAAGTGAGTTATATAAAACACTCTTTAACCTTTTCAAAAAGTAAACAAAACCAACCTCTTCAACAATAGCAAGTGATATACGACCACCTGCAAAAGAGTTAACTCCATCTGGAGTTATTACAGGCATTTGTATAACATTACCTGTAATAGCGTCCGTAGAGTTTGAGTTCTTAACACTATGCTCAACTTTAGAACCAACTTCCCACGTACCAACAGTGTTTTTAAATAAAAATCCCCTGACTTTATCCTCCTTACCCTTGTTGTCTATTCCGTATAAATAAGAACCAGGTTGGTTATTGTAAAAGTTTTTTATAATAGCAATAGACCTTTCTAATTGATCTTTCCTTATAGCACCTATTGAAAATAATTTTTTGTCAGAGCCATATTTTTTAAAATCAGCTATGCTCTTTTGCCCATTTGTTAACCATTCATGCAACAAATCCCCTCCAAATGTATAAAAACTTTTCCCAAGACCACGTGCAGCCAAAATTATCTCATCACTTTTGTTGTTTTCATATAAAGCAGCACCTAATGGAATATCCTTTTTATTTGTTAATAAATAATGCTCTGTTAAATAATCCCATGCATTAACATACTTTTTATAAGTACCATCAGGTTTTTTTATATGTTTTGCATTATCGAGCATCTTCTGTTCAAAAGATTGAATATGATTAATACTTTTTTCTCCTTGTTTTTTTTGGAACTCAATAGTTTCTAATTTCCCAACAATTTCGTGACAAGTATAATCTTCATCAAGTTCAAATCCAGAGAACCCCTCAGCACATAAATCGTAATAAGCCATTAGCCATTCATTATCCCTTAGCCTAGGCTCAATAGTTCTTTGATCTTCGTCAACTATTAAAACATAGTTTATATAAAAATCTAATTTTGGTGGCATATAAACCCAAGTACCATCGTCATCTACCCACCTGCCTTCTAAAAAATCTTTTAATTTCTTATTCCAATAATATTCATATTCAAAACTTTCAGGAGCTATATTAATAGGGTGTTTTCTGTCATAAAATAACTCTCTGTTTTTTATTTTATAAGGAAATAGATCGACAGCAAAGTCTCCGTTTGGAGCTTCTATTATTCTGTTTAATGAACCATCTTTATTATATTTAGTAGTAGCTTTCAATGTAGAATGTGATATATATATATATTATAGAAAAAACATGACCTAATATTGTGCAGAACGAATATGTCTCCTAACGTCGCCACGTCGTCTGCACTCACCATTGTACAAAATTATTAACAAATCTAAACATTAAAACATTATGACTAAAGAAGAAATGATTGTAGAAATTGCAAACCTAAATTCAATTGTAGGTGCATTACAAGCAAAACTAATTGAGAGAAATATTTTAACACAAGATGAAATTAACTCTGTAGTAAAAATGTCACTCGAACTTGGTAAACAAATACTACCGAAGGTAGGTGACGAAACGGTTAACAAAGATAAAATCCTTGAACTTTTAGAAAAAAGGATTAATTCTTTGTAGCACCTTTTCTAACTAAATCGAAAAACTCTTTCCAACTCATAATTTAAAATTTATTGCCGAATAACAAATAAACAAAATTAATCAATTCGGCAATTTGAGAAACTTTGTACAACATTGTATAAGACGTACAGCTTCCTATCGTCAGCCGTCGCTTATACTTAGACGTTAAGTCACATTAAAAAACATATAAAATACTTAAACCGTAACCAATAATATAAACAAACATGATTTTAAAATTATATTTTTGTGAAAATGAAAATTACTCTAATGATTTTATAGAGTGTGAAATTAAACATCAGATAATATACCATCCAACCAAAGGAAATATTGAATCTGCTCTAGATACATCACCACCTGTTTATGGACATTCAAAAGACAATAGAAAATTTAACGTGATGTTTTATAGTGTTGAACATGGTAAAAGTAATCCTGATTATAAATTTTTCTCTAAAGTAAATTGGTTGACTAAGCAAAGATTACTTTATCAATTCAGAAACACTAAACCATTTATTTATTTTTTACAAGAGTATTTTCCTCAAACTGTTTTAGTTCTTTTTGGGTATGCTTTATCTTTTCTGCCGCCCAACGGATGCTCCAATACACAGACCAAACAAGAAACAAAATATGAAAAACCCTCGGAATTAAAAAACCAAAATAATAGTGTGAAACCATCAACGGTAATAAAAGACACAAACCTAGTAGTGAAACAACCTTCCAAATAAAACTACATATATTGTGTATAACGATACTTTTATAAGTCCAATCAAAGTCTTCTTTAGACATGGTACAATTAATAGAACAACAACACATAAGATAAACGTGACTTAACAATGTGTATGACGACAACCACCGCCTTCATACGAATTAAATAATATTTTTTTTGCGTCCTGCGATGGCGGTGGCTGCACATACACTCGACGTTATACGCAAGGTGGATCAGGTAATTCCATCCAATGACTTACATTTGTCATTATCGCACTCCATCTCCATTGTTCAAAATGCCCTTTGGCTTCTAACCAAGCACCTTCAGCAACTCCACTTTTTTTACTGTATAGTAAAACACATTGTCCGCTTGGGGGCATTTTGTCTTCAATCGCCACCCAACGTATAACAGCAGCTTGTTGCAAGTTGCCGTTTTGTTCTTCATTTGAAATTTCCGTTTTCATATTTAATTTATTTTTAGTTTGATAATTTGTGCTTCTAATTGCAACCTGACACAAAGCCGCAAAACGTTAGTGACCATTAAAAAGAAAAGGGTTGAATGCAGCAACAAACAAC